GAGCCGATAGAAGCTATCACCCTAATAGACGAGCCGACAGACGAACAAATAAAACAAACATTAATTCACTCATTCAAACAATATGGAAATTAAAGACATTAAGGAAATCGTTGACAAAGGTTTCGAAGGATTAGACGGTAAAATCGATGCAAGATTTGAAGGTAAATTCAAAGCTGAAAAATCATTGATTGTTACAGAAATTGAATCAAAAGGATATAAAACAGCTGAAGAAATAGATTCTTTGATTAAATCAAAAATGGCTGACATCGAAGCGGCTGTAGTTGATTTGAAAAAAGCAGGTTTCAAAGAAGTAAAAAACAAAGAAACAAAATCTTTGAAAGAATACTTTGCTGATGGTTTTGCTGACATCAAAGACCAAATGAAAGGAATGGTAGGCAAAACAGGAACTAAGTTCAATGTTATGCTTATTAAAGCGGCTGAGGATTTAGATGATTCTAACTTCACTGGTAATGGTTTAGAAATAGCCACTACTGACAGAAGCAGAGGTTTATACCAACAGCCTTTTATGCCTCAATGGTTTAGAAACTTATTGCCTGCAGGTTCTACTTCTAAAGGTATTATCCAATACTTGAAAGAAAACGGATCTGATGGAGCTGCTGCCGTTTGGGATGGTACAGGTGAAATTGCTGCATTGACAGCTAAACCAGGTGTATCACCTTTATTCGAGGGAGTTACTGAGGAAGTTATTTGGATTGCCGGTATTATCCGTATCAAACGTGAAATGCTTGACGATATCGAATGGTTGCAAGGTTATTTGGCAAGATTCTTGACAACTGGTAAAACAGGTCTTTGGGTAGCTGAAAACACTCAGATTTACAACAAACTTGTAGCCAACTCTACTCCTTACAACGGTGATAAAACTGTTCCTGTAGAGATTATCTACGATGCTGCTTTTGGTCAATTAGCTGATAACTATTACTTTAATCCTACTATTCTTATGAATAGTCGTGATGTGGTTAGTTTGATTGCATTGAATAAAGCTACTACTTCTGGAGAATATAACTTGCCGCCAAATACAGTAGTAGTTGTTAATGGTCAATTGACTATCGGAGGAGCTGTTGTAGTAGGCGCGCCAAATGTACCACAAGGAGAGTTCTTAGTATTCGACCCTGCTGCAACTGAATTCATCTCAAGAATGAGCCCAGAAGTTAGATTCTTTGAGCAAGACCGTGATAACGTTATTAAAAACTTAATCACTGTTAGAGCTGAAGAAAGAATATTAGCAATCGTTTACGATGAAACAGGAGTTGTTTCTGGTTCATTTGCTCCAACAACATAATAGTTATTGAGAACTAAAATAAAACCTCCTCTATTCTATGGAGGAGGTTTTTTAATTTAAGCATTTATGGATTACTATAAAAATATCGATAAATTAGGATGTGCATCAAGTAGCTATTTAACTGCTAGTGGTGTCCAATACCGAGTAGTTGCCGACCTATTAACAGAACCAGTAACATTAGACTTCTTTAAGCAACACGCTAGAATTGACTTCGATACTGATGATACATTAGCGGCGGTTTATTTAAAAGCAGCAAGGCAAGAATTAGAAAGATGGTCACAGCTTAGTTTTGGAGTTAAAACAATTGGATTAACTGCATTATCGTTACCGACTAATTATCGTTTAATGTTTGGTAAAGTTGACACTGTATTAACAGCGGAATTCACAAACAAAGGCGATATTCTAAAAGAGGGCGGTATTGATATTGATATTGAATACACTACTTTAGATTGGATTGATGATGATATTAGAATAGCTATTTGTAGATATGCAGCGGGATTGTATATTTTCCGTGAAAACGTAGTCGAAAGTAAATACAACTATCAAGGATTAATGGATGAAGCTCAAAGAATGTTAAATCCATACCGTAACATAACTTTATTCTAATGATTTTATCAGGGGAACTTCGGGAGAAATTAAACTTTTCAAGATCGGTACGTGTGCCAAATGGAAGCGGTGGTTTTGTTACGACATACACTTCATTTTTAGATACATTTGCGGCAATTGTAGAAGAACGTTCAAACCCGCAATTAATAGCTAGTCAAGAAAATACGGTTAATACGGTACACTTCAAAATTAGATATAGATCTGATTTTCCTGTAAAAAATGCCGATAGAATGACATGGAGAGGTTTTATGTTCACGGTTAATAATATTAAAGTTGACCCGTTGCGCACACAAATCGACATATTTTGTAATTCTGAAATGGAAACTTCTGAAAGATGAAAATAAAAGTTAAACAAAACAAATCCTTTTTTACTGACTTCGCAAAGAAGTATAAGGAGGAATATGTTGATTTGTTAAACGAAACTATACAGAATATCGAAACGGAAGCTACAGCAGCGGCACATGTTGATTTAGGAATACTAAAAGCAAGTATAAACGGTGAAGTTGACGGACTGAATGGTGTTGTAGGCACTCCGATACATTACGCTCCTTATATTGAATTTGGAACAGGTGGGTTAGTTGATGTTCCTGCAGGATTAGAAGATTATGCAATTAAATTCAAAGGCGCAGGAATTAAGCAAGTAAATTTATTCCCTATACCGTTTTTAATACCGGCTTTTAAAAAGCATACGGCAAAAATGTTGGAAGAACTAGAAAAATTAGATTTAGACTCTATAAAATAACATATGGAACTTAGCAAGGCAGTACGTAGCGCATATTTCGCCGCATTGGACGGTAATATTACATTCAATAGTAATGTAGTGCTTATTTTCGATGCTTACGCTTTGCCTGATGGTGTTTCATATCCATATATTCTACTTTCTTCACAGACTAGCAACCAACTTAATATAAAAAGAAAAAAACGTTACAATGCATCGATATTGATTGACATTGTAACAGGTAGTACTGACCCAATAGGCAGAAGTGATGCGGAGGATATAGCTGAGCAGGTGGATGCAATTGTAAATCCTGATACGTTTGTTGATATTGATTTGTCGGCTTACAGTTATCAATTAATGAATACCAATCGAGATAACGACAACGACCTAACAGACAAAAACAATATTTACTATATTTACAGAAAGTTACTAACATACAATTTTTTAATCGTAAAACTATAAAACAATGGCTGAAATTCAAAGCAAAGAAGTAATGATTTCCGTAAATATGGGAACGGCTTCTGTACCGGAATGGTTAATTTTAGGTTGTTCAGAATCAGACGGATTCAGCGGATCAACTGACACAATCACAATATCAAATAAATGCGAAGGCAGTTTTGCAAAGAACTTACCAGGTGATAAATCATGGTCTTTTTCCAATACTATGGTAATCCCAAAAGAACCACAAGCAGGATTCATTTCTTATGATGAAGTTTTTGCTCTTTGGAAAGACGATGAGTTCGATGCTGATGGCGAATTGAGACAATTCAAAATAGAAAATATTGCAGGTACTGATTTTGTTTACTACAGAATGGGACGTGGTTATATTTCTGATTTGGGTGAGCAATTCGACTCAGGCGATGTATTCAGAACCGATGTAACAATCACAGGATCAGGAGAGATTTTCAACATTCCAACAACATAGTAATATGCTGAACAAGAAAATTGAAATTAAACTAAACGGGGTAGAAATACCCCTTTGGTTTAATAACTATGCTTCGGCTGAATTGCAGAAAATGTATGGTGCTGATATTACCACGGTAATGACTGTTTTAATTGAAAAAATTCAAGATAATTATTTAATTGTTTTGTCTGATTTGATTAAGGTAGGCGTTAAAGGACATTATCTAGCCAAAGACATTTCAAAGCCTGATTACTTCGCTAATATTAACGAATGGGTAGCTGATGAACCGGATGTAACTTTAGTGCCTGTATGGTTAGAAATTTGGGAGGTGTTTAAGGAACACATGGGGCTTAATATACCAGCCGAACCAGATACAAGTAAAAAAAAAGTGAGCACAAAGAAAGCGACGGTTTAGAGTTTGCTTTTGGTGAATTAGGATTAACGCCTCACGAATATTATTGCATGAGTCCTTTAGAACTTCACTATGTTCAAAATGGCTATATGAATAAATATTACAAAGGATTGGAACAAACCCGATTGATTGCGTACACAGTTGCATCAACGGTAAAAACAAAAAGGAAGTTGCCGCCTATTACAAAATGGATGCCACTACCAAGCGACAAACAAACGAGTAAAATAAGCGATATACGTGCTTTAGAAATTTTTAAACAATTCAAAAAATATGCCTAACGTATTAGAAATCCAAATAGTTGGGGATGTATCTGGATTGGATAAATCGCTAAAGCAAGCTGAAAAACTACAAGCCGAATATACTGCATCCATTGAAAAAACATCATCGGAATTAAAGGAAAATATAGCCATAAGTAATGGCTATAAAAAAGCTGTATCTGATTTAAACGCAGAGTTTAAGAAAGGCGCTATTTCTCAAAAAGAGTACGAAAAAGGCTTAGAGAATATTAAGCGAGACGAAAGAGAAACTGCTGTAGTTACTCAGGATTTACGCAAACAATTAGCAGGGTTAAAAAAAGATCAAAAAGACTTAGGCGGCAGATTCGGTCAGTTATCTAAAAAGACAGCGGACGGAAGTAACGCATTAAATCAATTTTCACGTATTGCGCAAGACGCCCCATTCGGGATTCAGGGTATTGGAAACAATATTACTGCAACCGTTGAAGCATTCGGACATTTACAAAAATCTACAGGTAGTGCAGGAGCTGCATTAAAAGCGGTTGCAAGCTCAATGCTTGGAAGTGGAGGTATATTACTTGCTGTTTCTTTGGTTACTACAGGGCTTACTTATATGTCCCAACAAGGAATATCTGTAAGTGATGTTTTTGATAAGCTATCAGGAACTTTTGACGAAAATGCTAATGCAATAAAAAAAGCCGCATTAGAAGGGGGGAAAGCCGCATCAGAGGAGATTATTAATTTAAAAACATTAGTATCTGTTGCGCAAAACGAAGCGTTAACTAAAAAAGAAAGGTTAGTAGCTGTAGAAAAACTACAGTCAGCATACCCTGCTTATTTCGGTAATTTATCAAAAGAAGCGATTCTTAATAGTGATGTAACAAAACAAGTAGATGATCTCACCAGAGCTTTATTAGCAAAGGCAGTAGCCGAAAAGTTAACAGAAAGTTCAGCAGAGCTTCAGTTAAATATATTAAAAGAAAATGCTAAACTTATAAATGCCAAAAACGAAACTTCTAGATTAGAAATTAAGTTAGCTCATGATTTAACAGAAGCTCAAAAAAGCGTAGGAACTAGCGCAGCGCAATTAGCGACAATTAGAGCTAAAGGACTAAATGCTGTTAATGCATCTAAAGAAGCTGAACAAGATGCAAGGGATGAGATAGTAAAAGGTACTAAAGCACTTAATGATAGACTTTCGGTAATTTCTAAATTCAGGAGTCAAGGAATATCTGCTGAGACTGAAGCTCCTAAAAAAGTAAAAAAACCTAAAATAGATGTTACTCCTAGAGTTACTTCTATACCAAAATTAGAAGTTGCTAAATCTACAGACGAAGAAAACGACAAGTTATTAAAAATAATGCGTGATCGTCTTAGTGAAGATTTAAATAAACTAAAAGTAGACGGTGTAGAGGTTAATATTCCATTACAAGCAGTTACAGAAGGTTTTAACTTTTCTGGATATGCAAAGCAGTTGGAGTTAGCAATGGAAAAGACTCAGTTATTTGCTGACGGAGCAGGTTCTGCAATTGGCGCTTTAGGGAGTGAACTTGCAGGATCATTAGAAACAGGAAATGCTGCTTTAGATGCTTTCACAGGAAGTGTAATTCAATCATTTGCAGACATTGCAGCTGCCCAAATAGCTGGATTAATAGCGAAACAAGCGATTGCAACCACAAGTTTAGCTACTGATGCAGCAGTATCAACAGGTAATGCGGTAACAGCAGCAACAGAAACAGCAGCGGCTTCTGGTCCAGCAGCAGCGTTCGTCCTTCCCGCGCTTGTAGGTGCAGCAATCGGTTTCATTGCTGCAAGTTTCGCAGGAATTAAATTTGCTCACGGTGGTATTGTTCCAGGTGGTAGCTATACAGGTGATAAAATACCCGCAATGCTAAATAGCGGTGAGGCCGTATTAAATAGTCAGCAACAAGCAAATACCTTAATGGCAGTAGCGAACGGAAATGCAAACAGTTTGCAAGGTAACAGACAAAGCAGTAACTTTACCCTAGAAACAAAACTAAGAGGTTCTGATTTGTTATTAGGAATTAAAAGAGAGGAAAGAAAAAGATAATGGCTTATACTGAAAAATATTTCGTGGCGTTTTGCAATCCGTTAAATCAATCCTGTAGAATCTCTATTAAACATATTGATTTCGTTGGCGTATCTACTGAATTAGTAGGTCAGGAAAACCCGATTTCCATATCATACGACAATAGCGATGATTTTAAATTTAAGGCTATTATAGAAAGTGAAGCATCTATAAATTTAGTATTTGACGACAATACGCTTTCTTTTTCCGAACTATGGACAAGTAACGAGCGTACATTTAAAGTTGACTATACTATTGAGGGTGTTTTAGAATGGTCTGGTTTTATCATTCCTGAGGGTTTTGATTACAATCTAAAAGGCGGTTCTTACGAGGCTGTATTGATTGCGAAAGACGGTTTAGCCACGTTGGAAGGCATATTGTTTAAAACCGATAATAATCAATTTTACGGTGATCAGGATTTCGGATATAATAACGGAGCAGAATTTCCTTTTATTTTGATAATTACCGAGATACTGAGAAAATTGGATTTAGGTATTGATTTATGGACGTTGGCTGATTACTACGAGCAAAGCATGGGATTACTGAACACAAACAGTAGAGATAGTGACCCTTTAGCGATTTCGTACGCAAACGTAAAAACATATATTAATGATACTGACAGGACGGATATTGCATACTTTCAAGATGTAAATGAAGCATGGGATTGTAAAAAACTAATAGAGAATATCTGTAATATTTTTGGATCTAGATTGTACCAAGAAAGCGGTGTGTGGAGATTTAAAAGCATTCATGCTGATAGCGTAATTGCTAATCCATACACCAACGGAAGCGATTCTTTTGTCGGAACTAACCCTGTGCAAATAGGTTATCATTTATGGAAGTATGAAACATTTTATTCTACAAACGAAATAATCAATTTAGACACTACTATTGACTTTTTCTTAAGTTATTTCGGTGTTGCTTTGAATGATAAAATATACAGCGATTCATTATTGACTATTCCGTCCGTAGCAGGTTTTTATTTAATTAAAGGAAGTAATCAATTATTACAAGTTAATTCTAACGGAACAGTCGTAAACGTAACAACTTATGCGCCTGCTGTAGATGATTACTATTGGAAGAAATACAATAATACAGCGGGTTATTTAGGTCGTGAATTAGCGAAAACAGAAATAGTAATTCCATGCTCAAATAAAGACGTTTTCTTAAAGGATAACGATGCTACGGTAAGAATGGATAAAGTTTACAAACAATTCAGGGTAAACTTTGATTATACATTTTTTAGAGACGGAGACACTCCTATTAATCTATTTAAAAACGGAAATTTTGCCGTTCCTTTTACTCAATATGGACAATTAGAAGCGCCGACAAGTTGGGAACGATGGAGAGAAAGTGCAGGGAAATACTACCCTAGAGGACGCGTTAATGATTTGACTATATCAGAGATAGAAGATACTAGAGGAAACACACAAGCTTTGGAATATGGTATTCAATACGGTAATGCAAATACACCTGGAACTTATATTAACACATCTATTTGGGCTGCTTACCTTCAAAAAGATATGTTTGTACAGCAGAAAGTAAAATCATTATATTTTAGTGGATGGGCTAAATATCAATATAAAGAAACGCCTGCGGCAGGATTATTATTTTATCCTGTTTTTAGAGCGGTTTTATATCCAAATTTACCTGATACAATAGAAGGAACTACGGACGTTTATGTCTTAAGAAATTCTGTTAATGAAGATTATGATTTGGAATGGGAGAAAGTAGAGCTATCCATAGCTGCTGGGACAGGTTTTTTTTCTCAAGTCACTACAATTAGAAATGCCGACAGGTTAAGGAAACACTTTATAACATATCCACAGGACGGTACTAATTGGGTAGAATCTGAACAAAAAACATACAAGTGGTATGATTTTAACTTAAGAGTGCAAACACCTCCAAAATTAGGTGTTATTCATTTTTACATACATGGCATGTGCGGAAGCTCTGGTAAAATATCAAGCAGTAATCCTGCTTTTAATTGCATGGTAATGCGAGATAATAAAATGCAGCCGACAGATCGTCCTGCCGTTACTGATCCCCTAACTAGACCAAGACCACAATTTACAGGTTTAAATTTTGGGTATATTCCTGCTGCCGATGAAGAAGTACCTAAAACAGATTATATCTATGCAAATGGTGACGTAAACTATACCTTTCAAGAAGACCCAATAGTTGTTTATAATGGCGATACTGAAAGCAACGAAATTATATCAGGTATCATAGTTCCAACGAATACAGCGGGACCCAATAAATGGGACACGTTTAACAATGCTTTTGGGAAAACTGACATAGGAATGATATTGTGTAAGTCTATCATGCAGCAATATTACAAACCTAACAGGTTGTTGGATTGCGAATTTAAAGCCGACAATTTTAAATATGGGGACATTATTTCTTTCGATCACATACCCAACATAAAATTCATCATGCTTCGTGGTTCTTTTAATTCTAAGCGTGGATATTGGGAGGGATGTACATTAGCCCAAATTAGTGCCGATTACGTGGCTCCTGGTGGAATTATCAACGGCGATTCTCTTGACCCAACATGGCAAGAAACAGGAAATAAACGATGCGTAAAAGATGAAAACGGAGAAAATACAGGTGAATACGAATATGAAACTCAGGACATAAATACTAATTCAGATACGTTTGGTGATTACCGTTGGCAATCAGGGGGTGAAAACTTAGACAGTTGTCCCATTGGCAAACCTAGTAAATATTTTTGGGGTACAGACATAGATGATTATGACGTAGCAAATCTAAAAGATTACACCGTATCTTATGAAGATGAGAGTATTGGGCAGGTTCAAGTATCATATGATAATACAGGCGACAAATACATTTACTTTCTTCATTTAGCATCGTTAGGCAGCGTTGTTCAAATAAGCAACACTTACCAAAGTCAAATAATTAACAGCTATACATATCTTGACGATGTTACAATAAATGGTTATCTTTACAGGGCACTAAGACAGAACTTTGTTACTAGCGAGTTTGAAAATTTCTTATTAACTTATTATATTCAATAATGGCACAACAAATTAACGATAATTTCAATCTGTTGGCGGGACTGCCTATTGAAAAAGACATGCAGAAGCCTACAATAGGCGAAAGAGACTCTATAAACTCAACTAAG